CGAACAAACGATCGATACCTACTGTGTTGCGATAGAAGGGGGTTAGATCAAATGAAGTGATTTTAGTCATCGTTTTCTCCTTTCAAATAAGCAAGAATGACTGTGTAGACCCTTACAGCGGCGTCTACATTGTATTTATACAGGAAAACCTATCGATTGTCAATATCGTTCATTGCCAAGATCCACGATCTCGTAGGCGGTACCTTGCCAAGTCATGTAGAAAAGGGTGAAATCTTCCGGCTGATTGAAAGCCAGACGGTGCTTGTTTTTGATGGTTTTCTGGGTGTAGACCACGCCATATTGATCAGCCCATTGTTGTATTTCGGATTGTATGTGATCGAGCTCGTGCTGCCAGCGCACGTCGAACGTGAGATACATCAGTACTGCCGTGGAGGCAATTTCTGGCTGTCGAGATATTTCTGCCAGCGTTTACGGGCAGCAGAGGCCTTGAGCTTGCGGCGTGTGGTGGGCTTGGTGTAGGTCTCGCGCTCTTTGAGCTCAAACAGCAGGCCAGAATTGGCTATCTTTTTCTTGAACTTGCGCAGGGCCTTTTCCACGTTTCCATCATGCACTATCACCATCTTTCCCAAACTACATCTCCTCCTGATTGATTTTCTTAGGAGTATTTATTTGGGCGGGATCGATAACTATGCGGTTTATACCTTGTGCCCGATATCGCTTGATCTGGAACATGTGTGGCATCAGCACTCGCTCCATCTCGCTGTGTAGCGCCCGGGCACCAGTGCCCACATCCGCGGATCTCTGGGCAATGGATTCCAGGGCCGCGCGATCGAATTCCAGATCTACTTTGTCGATAGCGAAAAGGTGCTGATATTGACGCACCAGGCTGTTCTTGGTATCCGTGAGCACATGCACCAGATCGTCTGTGGTGAGTTCTTCCAAGTTCACCCCACTGGGGAATCTGCCCACGAACTCGGGTATCATCCCAAATTTCACTAGATCATCGGGCACGGTGCTGTCTAGCGTGGCAGACTGATCTGATTCGATCACGGCATTGAATCCCATGCTGGTTCCACGCAGGCGTTTCTTCACGATCTGATCTAGTCCTACGAAAGCTCCTCCCGCGATGAATAATATGTTTTTTGTGTCAATCTCGACCATCTCCCCTGCAGGATGCTTGCGACCACCTTGCGGTGGTACCCGGCACACGGTACCTTCCACCATCTTCAGCAGGGCCTGTTGCACCCCTTCGCCGGACACATCTCGCGTGATCGATGTGCTTTCGCTCTTGCGTGCTATCTTGTCGATCTCGTCGATGAATATGATACCTCTCTGGCATTTGGCCACATCTCCTTTGGCCGCAGACAACAGGCGAACTATGAGGCTTTCTACATCATCGCCCACATAACCAGCTTCGGTGATAGACGTGGCATCGGCTATGGCGAAAGGCACATCGAGATATCGGGCCACAGTACGGGCCAGGAGAGTCTTGCCGGAACCGGTAGGTCCCAGCATCAATATGTTGGCTTTGTCTATCTCGATATCTTTGGAACTGTGCTGTATGCGTTTGTAATGATTGGCTATGGCCACGCTGAGCACTTGTTTGGCACGCTCTTGTCCGATCACATATTGATCGAGATAGGCTTTGAGATCCTGCGGATCTATGTCAGTGAGATCTCGCTGTTCCGTGGGTTCGCTATCCGTGAGCAGGTTCTGGCAGAGATCCACACATTCATTGCAGATCGCTACTCCATTGCCCACTATGAGCTTGCGCACATCGTCTTTGTGTTTGGCACAGAAACTGCAATTTTCGTAGTCGTTTTTTTCAGACATTGACACCACCCGGGCGAGTATCATCTCTCAATCTGTCTTCGATCTGCTGCCGCTCGATGTCGTTCAGCAGGTCAGGATCATATTCTCCTGTGGAGATCTTGGTGATGAGATGATCTATGTAATTTTCATTGTAGGTGAATGTATCCGTGGAATCTTTGTCGATCTCTATCCATTTGGTACCGTTCCATTTGAACAGCTTAGAGGGTAGATAATCCACCCGGATATAAGCATCACCTTTGGCAGGATCGGGAGGAAAGCTGATACCAAAATCCACATTGACATAGTGTTCACTATCTGCCTGTGGCTTGATATCTTCCTGCCAGGGCAGCCGATCTATCTTGCCCTGTTCCAGCAGTTTTTCTTGTCTATGCATGGTATCATCGGGATTGGCTGATTTCCAATCTCGCTTGGCTTGTTTTTGAGATGCAGTTTCATCATCTTCTTTTTTGGGTTCCGGAGATCGTTGTTGATCGAAATAATCCGGCTCATTGAATTCTTCAAGGAAAGTGACTTGAGGCCGCTGGAGTCTTATCTCTTCTGCTGCTGATGGAGGTTCTGCAGGTACCACTTCAGCAACGGGTTCGACCACAGCATCATCTCTGTCAGTGTGCTCATCCAGATCCTGGGCAATAGGTGTGCCAGCATCATCATCTGTATCATTTTTCGGCTCCTCCTCGGGTCTTTGTGTCCGGCGATCTCTTTCCCATCCTAGGCTTTCGGTGAAACCCAGCAACATCATGATGGCCAAAGGATCGAACACCGCTACCAGGATTATGATCACCCAGCGTACTGCTTTCTCCAAGAGATTGGCATCGGGATTGTCGCCATAGATCAGGGCCGCGATGTACTTGATGGGTCCTACTTCAGCTTCTATCTTACGCAGGTCCTTGGCGAATGGCGCCTTTTCTTCCTGCAGTTTCACTATGCGTTGCTGTGCCTGCTCTATGGTGCGGGTGAGATTAGCCCTGTCCTGGGCCTGCTGGCGGCGGACCTGTAGTGCCCGTTCAGCCGATGATATCACGCGACCGTTGACTTCGCGATCCGGTGCGCTACCGATATCTGTCACGGCCCGGTCCAGTTGCCCTAACAAGGTACGGGCATTGGCTATGGTGTCGCGTTCATTCGTGATTTTCTCGTCGATCAAGGCCACCTGGGCCTGCACATCGCCCGTGGGCACCACTTGGTCTAGGTGCGCTTTTGACAGGAACCCAAAGATGCCCATGGAAGTTATGACCATGAGTATGAACACAGCAGGAACCAGGTATAGTTTCATGCTGAGCTTGACTTCGCGCCAGTATTCGTGCAACCATACCGTGACAACCAGCTTGGCTGCTTCTAATATGGTGCCCATTATGATGATGGGTATCACTGCCGCGGCAAATATGGCCGTGAGACCCACGATACTATAGAAAGCGGCCACTGCGCTCAGGAGCAAGGCCACTATGAGCATGAGGTAGGTCAAGAGCATAGTTTTTATTTAGCGGCCTTGAATTTGTCTTCTCCTGCTACTTGGAGGCTGTGTTTGACTGAAATCCAGGTGGCGAAGCGCGGATCCGGCACTTCAAACCACACCGCTATAGGATTTTGTAGGAAAGGTCGGCCATTGAGAGAATTAGTGAGCTTGCGTTTCACCCTGCCCTGCGTTCGCCAGTTTTTACCGAACCAGCTCCGGCACTCTCGCATGACCGAATACCATTGGTCCGCTGATGCGATGTAGACATAGATTCGCTGTAGTTTGGGTTCTGTCATAACACGATACTAACATCTGCGACGGTGGATGTCAACTCCAGGTGCGATGTTTTTCGGCCACCCATTCGGTGCCATCATATTCACCGATCTGCCATTCTACATCAGCAGGAATCTCCACGATCTTGAGCTTGGCAAACCGACCATCGGCTGCGGAGCCCATCTCTCGCACCACAGAGACTAGATCCGGATCGTCACGATCTATCATCTGTTCATGGAGATTCTCATCGTCGGGATCCCAATCACGGCGCACACAATATCGTACCCAGGCATCTCGGCTGAGACCGAATCCACCATGTTGGGTGTTGATCACTACCCGCCGGATACCTCGGAGGTGCCGGAGCAATTCCAGATGCTTTTCTGATGTATCAGTTTCTCGAAATTCCATTTGACAAGATATGTGGTACTAAAATTTCTTTGCTCCATCGATGATGCCATTCTGCTTTTGGATGATGTCCATCTATGGTATCAACGGCAAAATCTCCGAGGAATGGTTTGATAGTAAAAAGGTCATCTAGATTGAAATCACAATGTTCTTTTATATCAAAACCTTGGTCTCCAATATCCGAAGAAAAACTAGTGAAATAATATTCAAATCCTTGATTTTCTAGATAATTCTTGAGAGAAATAATATAAAGATAATTTTCAATACAACGGCTAGCGTAGGATTTTATTTTCTTTATGTTGTCTACACACAATAAAGAATTAGAACTTCCTAACAACCCTCCGGTATAACATAGAGACACATCATCGTTATAATGATAAGACAACTCGTCAGCGATGATAGAATCTTTTCCTACAAGGAAATCATCTCTACCAAATCCTGACCACATGATCACTACTAGAGTATCGTCTGGCGAAACAATCTTATTGGTTTCTAACCCATACATCACAGAACTAAAAATATGATAATTCCCAGCGCCGGAACAACTGAAATCATATATTGTAGAGATATCTAATAAATCTCTGGTGTACACGGGCCAAGTAAGATAGGTGAGGTGTTTCCAATCAAAATTTTCCAGACATTCTTGCCGGATACGTTGCGGTATCTCGTTCCAGTTATCTGGGATGATGTCAGGCCAAATGTCATCTTTTATATCTCTATAACACTTACTAAGCGTTTTCCAATAAAATAAAGGATCACCAAAATCCACAGCAGTAAAACTGCAACCTCCTACAACAAGATTTTTGAAACGTGTGTTTGATGTCCCAGAAACTAATCGAGGGATCACAGAATCAGTTATTACCCTCAACTATCTCTCCAAGTATTTCGCTCATCATCCCAGTGCCGATCATCCACTATGCGAGCATCCACGGTCCAACCAAAAAGGTTCACAGTGAGCCAGGGTCCGGCATGATCGGTCTGGCGCCAGTTGAGATCCGTGCTGACCTCGAACCAATTGAAAGCATAGCGGCTGAGTTGCAGTTCCCAATACTTGTGGCCCGAGATCTTGCCTCCCTTGCACCAGATATTGCGGAACACCTGGCAAGAGAAAGGATTGCGGAACCGCACACTGAAATCGATCATGCCATGTACCTTTTGGCACGGAATAATTTATTGATGCGCCACTTGATGTAGGCCCACCATTCGCTACGGGGAATATGTCTCATTTCATTTTCCTTTCAGTCCAAATGCCGTTACGATCAGTCTTCTCGCCAGCATTATAATTTCTCTCCTGGTTCGAAACCACGGAATCTCACGAACCTAGGAAATCTCAGGCTGTATGATCCGTCTTGGTTTTGTGTGACCGCGTCAGCTTCGACCTCAACCACTCGGCCACGAAGTTCATCCCTAACGGCCCAAAACTCATCACGATCGCTATCACACAAGCCACTGCCAACATTGACACGAATATCACGTCCATTATCTACTCCTTCGCAGATCAAGGCACCCAATCTACCCACGTTGCGTCCGGTGCCTTCTTCGACGCCAACGATATTTAAGTCCACCGTGATAGTGGGCTTCCATTTCATCCAGAAACTGCTACGCTTGCACTCATACGGCGCATCTAGATCCTTGATCATGATGCCTTCGTAACCTTCTTTCACTGCATCTTCGGCGAATCGGCGCATGATATCATGCCCTTCACCGGTATCGAGATCCACATCCAATCCGGGCATGATCTGTACCGGATCTCCTGGCTCGAGCCTCCCCCGGGCACGATCCAGATTGGCCAATCTTTTGTGTTGCTGTGCGTTCCAGTACCCACGCTCGAAGTCAGCCAATGGTATGAAATCAAAAACATGATACACCATGCCATCTGTGCGGGCATCGCTCTTGCGGTGTGCCTGGCGCATGAGTTTCTGGAATGATTCGCCTACTATCTCTCCATCCAGCACATAACGCCCTCCGGTTCGGGCACCGTGCGCGAAGAGATGGCTATTGCATTCCAGGAATTTCTGTATCTGAGGAAAGTTCTCGAACGCTTTGCCATTGCGGCTATAGAGCGTGACCCCGGCGCCATTGAACACAGCCAGCACACGCACTCCATCCAGTTTGACTTCTAACCTTTTAGGTCCTTTTAGTTTGGCAGGATGGTCTCCAGAATCCTGGGCCAGCTGACATGCGAATACCGGGATGGCCCATTCGGTATTTTTCAACACTTTGTTGAGGGTCTTGTCAGTGACACCACAACGGAGATCTTTGATCAGCACACGGCGGCACACAGAATTCCATTGTTCAGAATCAAACTCGGCCATCATGTCCTGGATCTGATCTCTGGATTTGTGACCGGTGATCGAACGGGTGCGGAGTCCTTCAGTCAAGGCCCAGAATTTGGTCCAAGGGTTAGGCCGACCACTGATGCCTTCGCTCTCTGGCACCTTCTTGACATTGTAAGTGAAATAGGGATTATACGCCAGATAGGCATTGTACAAGAAACACTGGGCAGAGGAACTGCCCAATTTAGCGGCCATGAGCGCTTTCTCGATCACCTTTTCTTTGTGTAATCGACTGTCGCTAGATTCGAGATCAGTTATCCAATCAGCCGCCATGGTGCCTGTGAATGCCTTGTCGTCGTGCCTGTCAAATGCCTGTGTTTTGCCTTTGGTCATTTATTTAGGCTCTCACTGTGCGGTGATTTCTGCGGCTTTTTTGGCGCCTTCATGCACGATGGCGCCGGCCTGAGTGGCCACGTCGCGGACCTGGTGCGGCCAATAATGATAGAGCAGGATACCAACGATGGCACCGACGAGATATTTCATAGCGAGTCCTTTTGCAAGTTACTATGATACAATTATAGCAAAAAGGTGATTATTGGTCAACCGCCCAAAACACGGAGGTTAGTGCGCACTAACTTCGGATCACGAGGGCGTTGGCTTCGGCTTCGGTATAAGTGGAGGGCACGAAATCGCCCGGAGCTTCGAGCCCTGTGGTATCGATTGGTGCATCCTGTTGCACACCAGCCTCGGTGATACGCTCGAGATTTCGACCTTCTCTCATGGCCGCGATAGTGGCCTGACCACCTAGGGTACTAAAGTCAATCACACGTTCCATGAACATAGCTGGACCACCAAAACTGGTATCTTTGCCGATCTCAGGAAGGCTCTGGCCGAGATTTATAGCCACTGTATCAGATGGAGGTACAGTGGCAGCATCTAGATCGATCCTCGCTCGGTTGAGATGTTCTCTCCCGATCTGATCCTGCCAGATGATTTCATTATTATAGACTGTTTGGGCTTTGGTATAATTTTGTACTATGGCGACATTTTCTAACACGATAGCTGGTATCAAAGTTTCGACCCATACGTCTTCGAACGCTGCTTCTGCACTGGCATATGGTCCGTATGTTCCATCTTCGAAATATGGACTAGGAATGATTATATACCAGTCGCCAGGAATCATTGGATCTTCGGTAGGACCAAACAAACCTTGTGAATAGGCCTGTATGGTATCATAGATACCATTAGCATCCGTGAACGCATCAAACGCTCCTTCATCTGAAAGTTGCTGTAACAATGGAGCATTTTCTTGTAGAGGTTTCTGAGAATTATAGCCCGCTATGAATCCTATCACGTCGCTGAGCACTAAAGTACCAAGATTGCCTGTGCCCAGAGGGATCCCATAATCTTCTCCATACTGCTGTCTCCACCATTCGGCCACAGCAGGATCAAGATAGGTTGTCTGGTTCTCCAATAAAGGTAGATCTTTCAGAGTCTCGAGATTACGCACCGCGTCCGCGAATCTATCCGTGCCCGTACCTTGGATACCTTTGATCTGTCCCAGACTGCGTGCCAGCGCGGCGTTTGCGATGGCGAGATCATCAGGGATGATACCCTTGAGATTCTCCCCGAGGTTGTTGAGCTGAGGATTCACAGAACCCGATTGATTCTCATAGATAGCACGGAACCCCACCGATGCTGTGCGCACCGGCGTAGTCAGGGTAGTGTAACTGCGTGCCAACAGCTTCTTTGGATCCAGGAGATCCTGTCCGGATCTCACAGCATTCACCGTGTTGCCCAGGATGCTCTTGACCTGTGCCACTTCCGTGGGATTCAGCTCGCCGAGCTTTTCATAGATCTGTTTCTGCACGGCAGGAGGAAGTTCGGCTCCTTGGCGTGCCAGGGTATTCAGGTCCACTCCGAGATCTCTCAGGGTGAAACCATCCTGCTGACCAGTCACATTGCGATAACCAGCACTAAGGATATTGAAACCTAATTCTTGGGCTGTTTTTTCGTCTATGGTTATGTCAGACAGCTTGTCATAGAGAGGGCCCAGCGTACCGCTGAACTCTAGATTGGCCAATAACTGACCTGGGCTACCGAGATTAGCTAGCTTATCCCAGCTCACGGTGTTGCCCAATTTCGCGATGTCATCTCCTAGACCTTCGAACCATTTGCTCACTCCATCCACACCGGCGGTGATAGTGTTGTCTAAGCTGGTAAAGGTCTTGTCGAGGTAGTTGACTCCTTTTTCAGCAGCATTTATAAATCGATTGGCTACGTCTGCATAACTCTGCGCGGCTGAAAAAATAGAACCTAATTTTTTTGGATCTCCGGTTATCACACCGGCCACGATATCGCCGGTTCCACCCAGTGCCTTGCCGGCGAACCCTATGCTGGCTGCGATAGCAGTCCTAAATGTATTTTCTGTCAGGCTTTGCAAAAAAAGAGCGTTGGCTTTGCCATATGTTCCCACGGTCTGCATAAACACTTCGTTACCAGCTGACACAGGAGCATTGCTCATGGTGTTCCAGGCACTGCGCATGGGTGCTGTGAATTCTATCACAGCCTCTTTCATCTCTCCGAGAGTAGTCGTCAAGCTCTGATACCAAGACTGGCCGGTGGTCGCGGTCACGGCATTCACCGTGCCGCTTGCTGTGCCCATGGTAGGGGGGAATTGCAATTGCGCGCCTGTTTCAGATAAAAAAGTGGTACTCGTAGATTGAGCGGTGAGATCACCGAGCGGACCGCTGATAGGGGCGGGAGGAGCGGCCGAACTCACTGGAGCTCTCCCGAATATCGATTCAGCACCACCGTTGGCCAGATAGGCTCCGACCGCGGTCATTATGATAGAGGTCAGTGCGCCTGCGCAGGCCATGGATCAGAAACTTCCTACTATGACATCAAGGCTTCCAAACGCCCGAGGATGGAAGCAGGTATCTGGAGAACCCACATACACTATGGGCTTGCCTTCGGCCAAGACCGAAAGGCTGCCCAAGGTGGTCTGGGCTATACAATGTATCTTACAACCTATCGCTCCACAACACGGATGTGGCGTCACTATGGTTCCTGTGGTACAGGCCGGGCGACCGTTGATCAGCACGCTCAAAGCACCCGGTAGCAGTGCTAGTCCTCCTGCTATGTTCGGGTCTCCAATTCTCACTGCTGGTGGCATATGGTTATCCTGTTATGATCTGTCGGGCAGGCGGAGTAGCGATTCCTGTGGTGGCTTCTATGTACTTGGCCTTGACATCTTCGCGGGTTTCTGCCTGCATCACTATGGTAGCAGTATTTATATGCACATTTCGGTCCTGATTTGCCGAGAACAAACTGGGCATCAT